CACAATCATCTTCAGTCAGGTTGTTGTAACATTCATCCCGAATGTATTGGTCCAATGTACCACCAACCTGTTCATACCAATAGGTATCAACTGACTCACATGCTTCCGTTTCATAGAAATAACCATCTTCTAATTCAAAATAAAATGCTTCAATCGTATAAAATTCACCCTTGCCAAGTTCAAGAGTTTCAGTCATTGTTGTAGTCATGGTGTGATTTAGAAAAAAGAGTTAGTATCAGCGGATATAAAGGAAACCACCATAAGGATCACAAATTTCAGGGTTTTCTACAAGTTGATCAATGTAGAACCTGATACCTTTAGCAGGTGCTTTGTATGATGCTGGTTTGTAACATGCACCGTCATTCTTATCAACGAACATGAAGCAAGAACGTCCGTAAAGTCTCTCACCATTGTTGGAAAGATAAGACCAAACTTTGATATATTTGCGACCAACTTCATACTCAAGTTGAGTATATATGGAATCACCAGATTCAATCGCATTGACTTTATACTCATTATTAAGAACTTCGAGCAGGCACTCTGTTTGATACTCTGCTTTGAATTGTGGTGCTGTGAATGTCATTTTGTGTGATTTGGTTGTGTGCTTACACTACTGGGACACTTTGGAAGCTTCAGTTACTATTGCTCACCATATATGTGTGAAGCGTTTATGTGTTGCCTTGGTCATTCTACCTTGATCAAGCAAATTGTCGCAAACTCTAACAAAAACTTGAAACTTTTCCTCTCGCGTGAGAGTATCTGCTTGGGCACATGTGCTCATGACCTTGAGCATTTGACGCTTAGAAGTGATCATCGTAAAATGTGATAAAAGTCAATAGAGTTAATACACCAACCGGTTGCACATGTGATCTCTTCAATGAGATCGTCCTCATCAGATGCTTCCCAAGTTGTTGCTAGAACTTCATCAATTATATCCTGATCATAGTTTTCAACCTCAAAACTATCAGTGAAATCAAATTCAATTTCTGTTACTTTGAATTGCATGATGTTAGTTTGCAGGAGTAATTTCAATGCGGGAGTAATAAGGCAATTCCTTCATTACCCATTGCTCAAGTTTACTATTCTGTGCTTTTATGCCCTTGGATGTTGTTGGTTTAGTGGGCAATGTGCGTTGAAACTCTATCACTTTGAAGTCACAAGTCTCAACGCGAATGTTGTAAGTTTGTGTTGTGTTTTTCATAATGATTTGATGATTGATTGACGTGCTTGATATGCTTGATGCTCACTGTTGAATGTAGCAATCTTGGTCATATCATCTGCCCAGTAGATTGCCCACTTATGTGAACCAAATACACCCTTTACTTTGATAGGGTTGTCGATGCCAAGTGGATAGGGTTTCATGGTTGTGTGTGCTTACACTACTGGGACACTTTAGAGGCTTCAGTTACTATACCTCTGTAAGTTCTTGTTGTTGTAACATAAATTGCTCTTCTGTAACCTCATCAACACACTCCTGAATCACAGTGTAAATGTAATCAATGTTCCCAACTTCATCGAAGATACGCTCAATAACTTCAGGATCTTCTACATTGTTGTCATAATCAATCTCACCATCTTCATCCTTCAAATGACAATCGTGCTTGGTGTAAATCCATGCGGCACACTCTGCATCTGGTCCCTGTTGTTCAATCAGTTTGTTGACACGTTCTTGAAGATCTTTGAGTTTGTAGTTCATTGGTTTAGAAAAAAGTGTGGTTCAGTAGTGATACTCTGTATCTTCTATTGTGGAGAGAAAGTGATATACTCTCCGCATTGTTTTCTGGTACATATCAACGTCATCATCTTCTCTCAAAAACTCATAACAATAGCGGATGCGATTGTATGGGTCAGAAAGATGTTTTTCAACGGCATTTTGTTGAGTTTTGTTCATAGTATAAGAAGAAAGTTCAGAAAATAGTGTGTAAATTTTAGTATCACATTCCATTGAGAAACTCATGTAGTTCTTCATTGTATTGTTCCTCGGTGTCAAACTGACGACCGTGAATCACACAAGGAAATGTTTTCTTTTGAAACATTGTTGATGCTACGGTAACATCTTGTTTGTCGTAACCCATGGAGACTAGGTTTTCGATGTAGGGATTAGTCATTGTCATACTACTGGGACACTTTAGAGGCTTCAGTTAGTTTCATCTACAGTTTGAACCTGTTCAGTGTTAGCAGTCTCAGTGTTAAACTCTCCTTTGATTGCCTTACCTGTGACAAATCCAGTGATACTGGTTGCTGCAATAATACCAGCAAGGATAGCACTACTCACACGACCTTTAGCAACTCTGTAAGCACCATATCCTGCTGCTCCCGATGCAATCCAAGGCAGCAACCACCAGGCAGCAGCAATAGCACAAATACCACCGACAAGTGCAAGATTACCTTCCGAATTACCGCTGCTAGATGAAGATGAAGAGGAGGAAGAAGATGATTCTTCTTGAATCTCAAAGATACGACTTACCTCATGCTCCTTTACACCTTCACGCCTAACAATTTGCTTTTTAGCAGCAAAGTAATTGGCAGCATTTACTTCTACTTGATAGGGAAGTTCTCCAGATACCCAAACTTGTGCTTCAAAACGCGCCATGATTTTGTGTTGGTTGTGTGCTTACACTAATGGGACACTTTAGAGGTTTCAGTTACTTACATCTAATAGTTTGTAATATAAAGATGCTTTACCTTTGCACCTGAGTGATCTTTACCTTTTCCAAATCGTTGTGCATAAGCAAAATCTTTGTCATCAATGTTAAAGTCTTTGTAAGTATCACGATAAAATTCGTGGTCACTATGTATGATCATCCACTTCGCATCAGTTGACTTCAAACACCGTGCAAGTTTTTCATGTAAAGTATCACCACCATCACCCTGAGTATAACCTAATCTCTCCAAATATGGTGGGTCAATGAATACAAAATCATCAACAGTTACGCTATCAAGATCAAATAAATCAACAAATGATCCCTGCCTGATAATACATTTGTTCAGGAATGTATGATGATCTGGTGTTAAATTGCAAGACATTTTTTTGTAATGTCCAAACGGCACGTTAAATTCACCCTTTGAATTGTATCTCTCCATGCCAGAAAAACACAACTGTCTGACAATAATATATGAGATTGCTTGAACTAATGAAGAATGATCTTGTGGGTTGTTGATCACATCCCTCGCAGCATAATATGCTTCTTGCAGTGCATCATGCTCATAGGTTTTTAATTCGTTGATACGATTTAAGACATGAACATAATCAGAGCTCTGCAACACTTTGTAGAGGTTAATTACCATTGGATTGATGTCATTCAAGACAGCAGGAGTTTGCAATCCAAATGATACCGCAGCACCACCACAGAAAGGTTCAACAACTCGGTCAAACTTTCGGGGAAGCATTTGTTTGATTAGTGGCAGTTCTTTACTCTTACCACCTTGATACTTGATGACAGGTTTCATGGTTACTCAGTCAAATGTTTGTAAGTTAATTATATCACAGACCCTTTTCTTCTAGGATCGGAGCAACAACTTCACGAAGAAATTCAAAGTATTCTTCTTCAGTAAATTGTGCATCAATCTTGGAGAGCATCCACTTAACACCAAAAACTTGCACTCCTTTGTTATTATACTTGGTCAAATCTTTCTGAGGGATTTCAGAAACTACGGGCACAAAGTATGCACCAATATCAGCATTGAGAGCATCTTTAACCTCAGTGATTTTTTTGTTAGATGCTTTTACTTTCTCACTATCGAAGTTTAGATTACACTTACTCTCCAGATAATAAAGAATAGAATCAAGATAGCATTTGAAACTATGATCAATTTGACGATCTTTTCCGTTGACTTTTACCAGATTATTCTCTTCAATCAGATTGTCACTTTTGCTGTCGCTGATAACTTTATTCCAAAACTGTTCAATACGCTCACCGAACGTAATCAAGATAGACTGAGAAGACTGACGCTCTAATCCCAGTGCATCAAGAGTATAACTCTCAGACTTCTTAGGTTGAATGGTGACAATCAACGGAAGCAGTGTGCGGGTCAGATATTCGTTCATTGGGTTGTGTGCTTACAATACTGGGACATTTTAGAGGCTTCAGTTATTTACTTTTACGTTTTTTGAGTTTAGATATAAAGTTTTCTGCACTTTGTTTGTTCCTACACACCTTCATTTTGCAGTTATCATATACTACCATATATTTTTTGCCTGTGCCCATTGGAATTGCTGCAATCTCCCAGTTTTTACCTATCACCCATCCCATTTTTGGTTTAGGTGATAGTATATCGCTATGTGTTGGGTATTTCATTATTACCTCCGTGTGACACTATCATACAACTCACCTTGCTCAAACACGATGTCAACAACCTTCTGCAATGCTTTGGCAGTGCTGATACCAACCTTGCTGTAGGAAGGTACAACACAGAGACCATAAGTTTTCTGTGCAGCAGGTGCCAAACGCAGAACTCTGCCGATGGTTTGTGTTAGTTCAATCACGTCCATGTTACGCATGAAGATGACACAATCCAACTGACTGACGTTGATACCTTCAGACAGGATGCTACGATGTAAAACAACAAACTTTTTGTCGATGTCTTTACCCCAAGCATTTAGCGTGTCAAAGAACTCTTGACGTGATACTTTGACGCCATCGATGACAGCACCAGTCTTGGCAGTGATGTACAAATAAGAGTATCCACGCTGTGACAACTGATCAGCAAAATCAGTCAGGAAGATGTTAGTCAGTTGCTTCGTAGTCTTGGAGCAAACCAACACTTTCTTGGTGCCAACTTCGTCAATGGTTGACAGAATGTTGTTGGATTCAAGGTGTGGAGTGATAGACTGACGATCAACCTTGTCCATCTCAATGACCTTGACTTTAGGTGGCAAAATATAACCACCATCAACCAGTTCAGGTGCAGAAACCCGACAGATGATGTCACCATAAACCTGAGCATCATTCATGCCTGGTTTGTTGATAGTGACAGAAGTCTTGCGGGTAGCAGTAAAATAGTAGCAACGATCTGCATGGTGAGAGAAATACTCTGTAGCAGGGAAGAAGTCACGTCGAACAGAATTGTGTGCCTCATCAAAATAGATAGTGTCCACATTGATGCCAGACTCCATCACACGACGCAGCGAATTGTA